CATATTGACCCTTCGTTTTCTTTTGAGTTTTCTAATGCGGGCTCTACCGTAGACATTACCCATTCTTTAATCTCCCTTCTTCTATCTGGTGTTTTAGTGTTTAATTCTGATTCAAAGTCGTCAAGTATAATATTAGTATACCTTAGTCCTAATTGAGAACGACCACGCAATCTTTGAGAAGTACCTTTTGCTATAATTCTATCTCCTCTAGCGGTAGTAAATTCTTTCTCTGTCCACTTACTACCTTTTAAGTCTCCAAAGTAATATTGTAAAGCAGGGTTAATATCAATATGATTTTGAATATATTTAATATGGTCAATTGCTTGAGACTGCTCTTCAGACACCCAAGCAATAAATTGTTTCTTTTCTGGAGGAGCAAAGTACAATTGATATAATAACGCTGTTTTTGCTAATGTAGACTTTGCATGACCACGAGGTAATATAATGCAAGCTCTTTTTTCATCTCCTAACAACAAGTCGCTTAGCTCATACTGGTAAGGAGCTGGAGTAGATTTCATAAAATCTTCAGGTAAAAACATTTGACCAAAGGTTATAATGTCTTTTCTAGCTAGTTCTAAGGCTTGTTCTTTTTGTGACAAGTCCGGTGGAACTATATTAAATAATTCAGGCTTCTTGGAATTCTTTTTCATAAACCCTATCTAACATTTGTAATGTTTTTATTGAGTGCCAATCGCCATCAGGAACTTCTGTAAAAGAATTAGAACTTGCCCAAAGTTGTGGACCAGCTACGTATATCCAAGCTTTCTCCGTTTTTCCGTCATCCATATTAATAGGAGCTGTTGTTCTTATATATAGTCCATTTGCTACACCTTCATATTCATCGTACATATTAAGGTCTTCTGATGTAACATCTACTAACTCAACTACAGCACCTTTTCCTTTTTCATTTTTAATAACAGCGGGAAAAGATTGTGTTCCAGGGAAAACTAAACTAAATCCTTCTACTTTACCAGTATCGGGATATCCTCTTCTAAGAGTTCCATATACAGCCAACCTCATCAAGAATACCCTACTGTATTAGGTATTCCCATCTCCATAATTAAAAATTTTGGGGAATATATGGTTAAACAGTTAAAACATTTAATACCGCTACAATCTTTTTTACGAGCATCCCATATATAAACACCAGTCTTTTTAAGAGGGTAGTGACATATATGGCATCTATTTTTCTTCGATATCTGCTTTAACTTCAGCCAATTTTTCGTATTTGGATTCTTGAATTGCATTTAGTTGCTCCTTGGAAAATCCTTGGAATAATGTAACAGATTCTGATTTTTTCTCAGTATCCATCATTCCGGATATTTTCATTAATGTTGTTAGTGCTGTAATCTTATCTCTATCGCTAGATTCAGATTTATCTATTACGTTTCTCATTTCTTCTAAAAGATACTTAGGCGTAATTTCTGCTTCGTTTAAATGCTTGTCTACTTCTTCTCTAATCAAGTTTTTCACCCTATCGGTTTTTAGCAACAGTTTTGCTTGAGAAGCTGCATATGATTTCTTTTTACTAGGAAAAGCAGTCATATAAGCATCTACAACATCATCTCCCTTTGCTACATATTTAGCAAATAGAAATTCTTTTTCTGTTGCTTTTATTCTTTCTTTCTTACGTACTGAGGGAGATTTGCCATCTGTTGCAAATGTATGCATATTAGTACGCATTTCTCCCGTCATAGTAACGTTTGGACCACAAACAAAAGAACCTATTATAGTTCTAATAAATGTAGTCTCTTTTTTTCTGTCGGGTCTTTTTAATATCCCGACATACAGCACTTGACAAACCTGCCCATCATCTGACACAATCCAATCATCTACAGAAGCATGCCTCCAATCTTCACAAAGAGAAACGGAAGGGTTATATTCTGCAAACTCTTCTACATTATCAAATAAGTATTTAGTGTCGCCGTTTACTGTTCTTGTTTTCATAATTTAACTATTTTTCTTCTTTGTCGTCAACATCTTTGTTAAGTTCATCAACAACGAAGTTTATATAGTTATTCAAAAGAAAGCGTTTTTCCATTAAGTCTTGCTCTGCTTGTTGGCAAGCTGCTCCAAGTTGATTCGCTCTTAAAAACTGAGCTTTTGCTTCTTCTGATAATTCAGAATGTAAAAACTCATATTCTTTTTCATTATGCATGATTTTCATCATTTGTTCTTTTTCAGCCATTTCGTCTCCTATTATAGCGGGTTAACTGTAGGGTTGATGTATTCTTCTAGTCTTCTATGTAATTTTTCTAGAATTACAACATCAGCCACATTATGTTCATATATCTTTTTTATAGACTTCTCGTCTCCCCATCTAGCTTGTGCCCAATATTTAGGCTCAACCCTTGTTTTTCCCTTTATGTCAAAGAATTCAGTTGCTGCCATTAATGACGAGCTATGAAGCTTTAACTTTGATTTTACAGGATAATACAAGTCTTTATGAGATTTTTGGTTATGTAGAGGGAAGAATGTTCCGTGGTGTAAAGCTCTAGTTCTAATAAACGGAATATCAAAGTGTGTTCCATAATAAGTATATATAACATCATACTTATTCATTTCATCTACTAATAGCTCTAATATTCTAGCGTCTTGATTTTTGGACATAAGCTCTTCTCTTGTTATCCAAGCACCTTCTACCTTCTTATTACTTCTACCTTTTATACACCAAGACAACATTGTATCAATATTAGCACTGAAACCTGTTGATTCAATATCTAAGTAACCAATAGTCATATCATGTCCAGTAGAATATCTTTCAGGTTTTCTTAAACCTAAGGACTCTATCTTTCTAGTCACTGCTTTATACGTTCTATTATATCCTTGTATTCTAATCATTTGATATAATTCGAATGCAGACTTGTTTGTTTTAGAATATTTATCTAAAATTTCAAGTTCATGTTCTGTCCACCTATTTATCGGCACTATCTACCTCTCTTAGGAAAAGCGGAAGAAAATAGTTTTTCTACTCCGTTTGCTACTCTATCCCAAAAAGATACCTTGCGAGTTCTCTTTGTGGTTGTTTTTTTAGCTTTAGCCATTATTTACCCCATTTCTGGTTTTTAACTATTAACGCCATCACTGCATATACAGCAGTATCTAAAAACGCGTCTTCTATAGGCTCGTTCTGTGCCTTGAAGTTATGTTTAGTTGATAGGTTAACTAGTCGGTTTATCTTATCATTTAACCTTACTATAATACCTAATAAGGCTATATTGACTTCTTCCTCTGATTTTAATTGAGTTCCCATAGCAATATTGCCAGGACCGTAGTCAAATTGTTTTTTACAAAATGTCATATACATAGTATTAAGTATCTTTTGAAATTCGTGTTCTGTTTCAGGAAAGTTCTCTTTTATATGTAATACTGTATTTTCAGCTGTTTCTTTTTTTTGTTCCATGTTTTGGAAAATCCTCCATATCGTGTTTATCTTCTAGCTTTCTTATTATGAATGCATCCAGTTGCTGTTGTAGCTTCTGAACCAACGCATAATTTCGCTGGTCTTTGGCTTTTATTATTTTTTCTGTGATTTCTTCCATAAATAGTCCGCTACGCCTAGTTGAAACAATCCATTGGAGATTGCATCTATTTTGCTTTCATCGTGCTCTAATCCGTAATTATAGAACAATGCGTGTAATATCTCATGCATCAAGGTTTCTTTCTTTCTTGAATCGTGGATATCCTTATTAATAAGTATTAAATTCTCTTTTACTAGATGTCTGCCGTATAATTCTTTACTACTATCCTCATGTTCCAATGATAGTTCTAATATATTATAATCATGACCACCTATATGTAATCCCATTGTTTTTTTCTTCATAATACTCCCATATTGTTAATTGTGTATGCAAATTACATAAAAACTACTACACAAGTCAAATAAAACTTGTATTTTTGTTAAAAAAACGCACGACACGTCAATAACTCAATGTTCTTAGTACTCAATATTCTATATTTGGCTACAAATACAAAAAAAGGGTTAACAATAAAGAAATATATTGACTCAAGTAAAGCAAACAGACTAACTTTAGCAGTCCGAAGGACGAAAAAAAACACTAATGTTCGATGTTCAATAAATGCTTAAATTATTAAATCTTAATTTAAAATAATGTTCGATGCTCGGAGAGGGTGTTCCTAAAAAACAAATCGCAAAATTTTTGAAAGCCCCGAAATTTATATTATATACCACTATAACCCCGAAATTTGCTACTTGGTTGAAAAATAGCAGGTTTTTGTGTGTCCCTTTTGTGTTTTAAAAAGCCGGCGGGGGTATTCCTAATTGGAAATTCCAAAAAAAGGTTGAAAATTTGGTTTTCTGATAACCTTCGTTAAATATTATAGATTCCTCGTCGCTATTTATTTTATAATAATCCTTGACTCTTATTATTACAATGATTAATATGTATCATGATATTAATTAAACTAAGAAAGGAGTCACAGATGACAACACTCGAACAAGAGTTGATTGCAATACTAGTATTTGTAGTCGTAGCATTTGTTTCTTATGTCTTATTTAGATTGTATGACAGGATACAGAACGTCGAAGCATCTAATAAAAGAAATAAGAAAGACATTGAGTATCTAAGTGATAAGATACTAGAACTAAGGAAATAACAACAACGGCGGGGGCTTCGGCTCCCGTCACAACGAAAGGAAATACAATGATTGAATTACTAATAATGGCTTTGATATTCAGTGTGCTACTTAACATAGTACAGGCACTGAGTGCGGAGTTTAGCAAGGGTTACAACCTAGGTATGAAGTATGCCAAGGATTGGGACCAGAGAGTTGAAGCACTGGAACGTGAGACATTCGAAGATGATGAGCATTGCGGACATGGTCAGTGTTGTAAATAGTAACCTAAGATACCCTGGGTGTAAAAACCTGGGGTATTTTTTTGTATATAATAATAAAAAAAAGCAATGAGCTGTATTGCTAGATAAATAGTGACTGCCTTTAGAGCTAGACTATAAGTGACTTAGTCTAGCTCTAACCCCCGACGATACCCATTATACCGGCTAAATTATAGCCGGTATAGGGGAACCCCGCTAACGTCCTAAGAAAGCGGGGCTTTTGTTATATTATACCTTCCTAGACTCAAAATTGTCCTTTAATTGGGGCAATGTTTCAGTCTTTTCTGTTTCGCCGGTTTCGGCATTTTTAAGGGGCTTTGTAAAAGTCATTACACCCTCATGTTTACGTATTAGAGAATTTAACTCTTTCTCTCTTGATGAATCCTGAACTAATTCTAAGATTCGCTTTCCGTCTTTTGAGACGGCTTTATCGTTGCTTTGTGCCAACTTCGACGCGTTAGCAACAACACGTCCTTCATTTGTAGCCGGAACGGAAACGGAGACATTAAAGTCTTTCATTTCCTCTGCTGTTATACCTTTGGCTTTCAGTAATTCAGCTAATCCCTGCGTTATTTTGTTACTCATACCTATAAAGTAGTCATTTCTAAAATAAGGGGCAAGGATTATCTTGTCTTTTATAATCTTTTCTTCTTTTTATATCCTGTGAGAATCCACTTGTAAGCTGGACTATAGCTGAAAGCTAGACTTTCGCCTAGCTTTCAATCCACCCCGACAAAATAATTGAGGCTGGACAAAATAAACCCGAACGTCGCTTGTTATTGTCGTCAAAAAGTTGTATATTTTGCTATGCAAATAATTACATCTACAACGCATTTCAAAAACGACGAAAGGAAATAATATGTCGGAAACAATGAAAAAGACTATTACTGATAAATGTCCTTGTTGCAGTCAGTTATGGACACGAGAAATCGACGTCCCGAAGCCAAAGGTAGGAATTGAGGTTTATGCAATAGAAGACAATAAAGGAAGGGTAGACGTTACAATAGAGCTTGTCCGTCCTATGTATCAAGACAAAGCAGGAGACGTAGACGTATTCGAAAGCATGTCTAAAGCAGAGTCAGACGTAGTCATTGCCCTTTACGCTAAGAAGTATTTAAAGGACAATACAGTATTAAGAGTCGATAGCAATTATATGGACAAATATGAGACACACAGCCGAAGACACGTTCTAGAAACGTCAAACGTAGAAAAAGGACTTAAAAGTCTACGCAAGGCAAAGAGACAATCAAGACGTAACAGACAGATTGACGGGTAATGTCTAACCCCACAAAACAGACAAAAGATTTGATTAAGACTTTGTATATAAACAATAAGCTAGACTCTATGATGTCTAGGAAAGAGAGCAGACGAAATGTGTGATAAATGCAACGATAATAAAAGCGTAGCATATTTAAACTACGTTAAAAATATAGTCAATTCTCAATTAGAAGACTATAATAACGGGTTAACAATAGACAAAAAGTCTTTAATTAATTTATTTATTAAAGCCGGTAATGTCTTAAAAGGAAAGGAAGACAAATGATAGATGAACAGATAAAAGAACGTAGACGTATAGTCAATGAATTAGAACGTATTAAAAGAGCGATATTAAATGTAAGAGTAGACGCAAATATATTAGTCGCCGATTTAGGTATTAATAAGACAGAATGTGTAGAGATGGCTAACCTAATGACAAACGGATACGAATCAGTAAACGACGGGTTAGAATGCTTACACCTAATAACGAGAGATAGACTATAAATGATAGTAATGAAGAAAGATAACAAGGGACGACAAATTACGTTGTCCCTTTCTGAGCAAAGAAAGTTAGATTATAACAGACGTGCTTGGTTTTTAAGACGCAAGTATAAGAACTTGACAAAAGATTTATTTTACGTATGGCAACATAATACGAGAAGTTTTAACAATCAGTCTACTAGAGTATTAAAACTAGCTAGACGAGTAGGGACGAATTAATAGTGGCAAGGCATAATTATTATCTAGGCTTTGTCGAGAGCATAGAGACGGAATCCTTTCCCGTCGATTATGACCTTGTCACGAAGACTTGTCGAAAGACAATTAATGTAACGATAACCAAAATAGGAGATTAGACTATGTGTGGAATATATGGAATAGCGAAATCACCGACACCTTATACTACTAAACAATTAAATATTGTCAAAAAGGTATTGAGGGAAATTGCAATAGATAGCGAGACTAGAGGTAGTCAATCGTCAGGAATTGCAAGAGTCGGTAGTTCGACTAGGATTCACAAGTCACTATTGCCGTCTAGTAAATTTGTAGACACTTTGGAATATAACGAGTCTGTTAAGTCATTAAAAGACGATTCATTTATATTGCTAGGACATACGCGTTTTGCTACACAAGGAGCAATAGTCAAATCAAATGCACACCCTTTCAGAGTAGGCGACGTCGTCGGTGCTCATAATGGCTGTGTTTACAATGTCAAAGAAATGGAGACTCAATTAGACAAACAATGTCCGGTAGACTCTCAATTGATATTTAAAGCAATTAACGACAACGACAACATACAACAAGCAGTCAAAGATTTTGACTCAGACTTTGCGTTGTCTTTTGTCAAATCAAATCCAATGGTATTATATCTATGTAGAGAAAGTAACAGACCTTTACACGTGGCATACATTCCGTCAATTAAGACGTTATTTTATGCTAGTGAATCGGCATTTATTGAAGACGCATTGATAGCGAATAACATTGAAGCAGACGTATTTAGTTTAAATAAAAATACACTTTACACGTTTGACGTTAGTAAGTTTACTGACGATAAAATGAATGTAGTCAAAGAATCATTTAAATACGATTCTAGAGTATATCAATATCAGATTAACAAATACCCAACACAAGTCCAGACGAATGCCTGGAGTCTTACAGACGACGAATGGGAACCTATAGTTCCCCAGTCTATGATAGATAACGAGACATTACATCTATCACAAGTCTATGGAGGTAGACCGGAGGAGTGGTTTTGGGACGAAACACAGCAGAAGTGGTATTTTCTAGATAATGTCTCAGGCGAAATAAAGTCTGAAGAACAGATATCTGAAGAACAATACTACGACAGCTTAAAGTGGGAAGAGGAAGCTAATGCCACAGACAGATAGAGCTATTAACGAAGCGATAGAGTCTGAAATTGCGTGTTGTGCAGATTGTAGCACAGACATAACTACAGACGAACCGGTTTATAATTCTAATAACGACGAAATATGTGAGAGTTGCGACGAGGATTACACAACGTGTAGAGAATGCGACGAAACAACCCATATAGACAATATCTATTGGGTTAATTCAGACCCTTATTGCGACGATTGTTACAGTGAGAACATATCTAGTTGTTATGAATGTGGACATGAAGACACTCATGACAATTTTGTCTACGACGAAAATCAAGGAGAACATTATTGCGATGATTGTTATCAAGAATCTGACCATTATCCTTCATGGGACGTATATTCTAACGAATACGTTAAAACTGCCGAGTCTTTTACTAGTCCTAATAAAGACTACTATTCTAGAGACACGTTTAAATTAATACCTTCTAAAAGATATATGGGAATTGAGATAGAGACTAATTTCCATAACTATGTAGATGATTCTAATTTGAGATTTGAACTAGATATGTCTATAGCACAAAGTAGATTGGAAGGTATAGGTTATGACGATTTAGACTTAAGAAGTAACGACCCGGAAGACAATAGGCATTTAGGTAGACTACATATTCCTGGAGACGGTTCTGTAAGAAGAGGAGAACACGAGCATGGGACAGAAGTAGTTATGCAACCTAGAAGAGGAGATATCCTCCATAAAGACGTACAGACGATATGTGATGTATTGAAGCATGCGAATGGTGCCTACGTAAGTAGACATTGTGGTATGCATTTACATATAGACTGCAGAGATTATGACTGGTATCATTTTTCTGTCTTAACTTTACTAGTTAAGTTGATAGAGCCTCACGTCTATACGTGGGTTCCTCCTTCTAGATTAAATGGTAGGTGGTGTAAGCCTGTCAGTCAGTCGTTTAACGACTTCTCTTATATTACAAGTAGAGACGCATTCGTCGATTTTTGGTATGACAATGGTTCTTTTACTAACGACAAATATAACGACAAGCGTTATCATGGATTTAATCTCCATTCTCATTTTCAGGCTAATCAAGGTATAGAGATAAGATACCACGCAGGGACATTGAACCCCGAAAAAATGCGACACTGGTCTATATTTTGGTCTAATGTCGTAGACACTGCTTATGAAATAGGGCAGAGTATGCGTGACGAGTTTGCATACGACCCAAACCTTAATCAGTCTAGAATGTTTAAATCGTTGTATAATAGAGCGATTGACAAAAAGGTAAGAGAGATGGAAGCTAGTAATACATATAATAGAGATTCTGTGTCGATTAAGGGTTATATGACAGATAGTGAGAAAATGAGACGTTATCTTAGATTACCTAAAAGAGATAAACCTTATCTATTACAACCTATGTTGAATCACGTGAGAACGAGACAACATCAAGCAGTTATGTCTATAAGTAATATATTTGACACTTTCAACATACCTGACGAAACTGCAAAATTTATGCAGTCTCGAATGGTTGAGATAAACGCAGATAAAGGACATATAGACAAGTGTTTTGAGAATAGAACAAGCATAGTAGAGTTTGACAAAAAGACAATGTCATTCAAATACGTAGATAGCTTAGGTAGTCAGTTTCCTTTAATTGACTATCCAGGAATACGAGGAACATATTATGCAAGTGAACTTGGAAATCTATTTGACGTTCATAGTAGAAACGAGGAATTGATTCAGTATACCTTGTAGCATAACAAGAAAATAGCAGGTAGAATCGACATTTTTATCGGTTTTGTCTGCTATTTTTTGGATTTATTTTTATAATATTATTATAATAGCTCGATGACAGCTCGACTAGAAAGGACAAAATAATTGGCAAACGACAATAAAAAGCTTGGATTTTATGTATATAATATGTATTATCTTAAGAATATGAAACTTGTGGTGGATAAATATAAACAATTAAAAACTATTATAAGGATAGTTGCGGGTATTAAATCCCGCCTAACCCTAAGATTTAATTGCAAATATAATCGGTTGGCAAACCTATCCACCACTTTAACCGGAGAAAATAATGAATAAGAAATATAAAGTGAGAGTAAGCATTCCAGTAGAATATGACATTTCAGACTTAATGACTAGTTTTGAGACTACTGTAGATGTAGAGGCAGAGAATAATGAAGACGCAGTAAATTACGCAATAAGAGAATTTAATAAAAACTACG